TTTCACGACCTTTATACGGCATGACAAGAATCCGCCAACCTGTCGGCTGCGGAATTCGTTCTGTTAAAGATTTTTCTTGAGCTTTTTCTTCAGCCTGTTTCTTCGCCTGGCGTGAGGCTAATACGTAGTCAGGTACTATCAGTGTCTTCGACATAACTTACCTTTTCAGCAGGGCCTTGAGTTCATCAAGAGCATAGGTGACACCCTGTATTTCACCAACTCTTGCTCGGTAGTCCTCCCAATCGGAAACACTACCACTAGTTATAGACAGACTAATGTCTTCTACACGATTATTCAATACCTTCTGGTACTGAGTAATAAAATTTAATACATCCATTAACTACTCACAGTCGCAATGTGTTGGCTGGCAGTCGCATCTGTTAACGACGAGGTTAATTATTCTAGTTAACAGATGCGCCAAGAGCCTCTTCAGGCGCGTAATCATTATCATTACCATCACCATTTATGTTTTTATCAGTTATTGGGCCACCAGAAACCCAAGCATTACAAACACGCATGGAAGCGCACTTGAACTTTATGAATTGACAGTAGCCTATGTCTCCCGCATCCACAGATGCATACGGATCTGCCCCTTCATTCATGCCGATGCCCTTAGCAATACAATCTTTTATTTTTGATGTTAGATTAAAAGCAGCACAATTACCACAACGACTGTCTTTTGCAGCCTCTATGGATGCATTGAATGTGTCCGCTATTTTCTGCCAGAAACTATCGTTCTTGCCAGTGTCATCAAGATTTGGATTTAAAGGGCCATAGCCATACTCATCAATGGCTTTTTGTCTGTTCTCTAAATTTAAATCTAGGTCTTGAGTTGCGGCGGGGCACTCCCCCTGCATTTTGTCTACAGGAGTGCCATCTTGAATTTCTTTAGACAAATCCATTCCGTCAGGAATTAATTTAATTTCTATTCTCATCTTCTAGCTCCCGTTAGTGAATCAGCTAAAAGCCTGTCAAAGTATGAATTAGCCTGTGGTTTATTATTTGTAGGAACTCTTGTCCCTAATAAAGACGTATTACCTAAGTCCATAAGATTAAAGGGCTCTTTATTAGAAGACCGGGCTACACTCGCAATACCACCGCGCTCTACTTGCGCCCCTCTGTCAAACTCTTCCAACGCATCTAGCATAAACGCAGAGCGGTCACTTCTAGGATTATAAAATTCGGGTACAACGTCTTGTGGGGGAGTTGTCGTAACATTGTTAGGTTTAAGAGTCATGTCATTGAGAGGCGCGGACGATCTATCTGTACTGCTTGAAATATTAACGCGAGGTCTTCCCGTATTAACATTAGGCGCAAAGTAATTTGTCATGTCGGACACCATACTTGAAGTACGAGCTTCTTTATCTCTGTTTATATCAAGATTTGCATCGGCAAAAGGATTTTGTTGTCCAGGTGTGTAACTAACAGTTGCATCGGCGTCCATGCTAACATCAAACTCTGGGGGTCTATTAAACTTTTCCCTTACGCTAGCTACATAGTTAGCTATACCGCCCGGCACATCTACCTTAAAACCACCGCTAGGTGTGTAACGCGGATCTTCTCCTGCAACAGAAGCAGAAGCAGGAATATCTCCCGGCTTTTCAGTTAAAACAAGTTCTTTACCAATACCAAGCATGCCTCCAAACATATTGTTTGAAAATAACTTCTCTAATGTGTTCATGTCTTCTTTAGGAACAGATTCTACCGTACCAAATCTGGTTATATCACCCTCTCGCATACCAGGACGAAGCTGATCATTGGGGTTTGATACAGCGCTTAAGTTAGGATCTAAATAACGATCCAAGGTAAGTTGCATTATACCCTGACGTTTTTGAGGACTCAGATTAGGGTAGCTTAGATTTTTAGGATCTATACCAAGAGCATCACTAAATCTGTTTTGGAACCCATAAGGGTTATCCATAGTGATGCCCATCTGCTGCATTAAATTATTACGCTGTGTTGGACTTAGATTTTTTTGAGAATAAGACGGGCGAGTGTTTTGACCATAGGTTGCTTGATTGTATGCGGTCTGATTACCGACAAAACGTCCGCCACCTAAAGACTGACCCATATTAAGTGTAGGCTCATCATTACGATTGCTTCCGCCTTGGACACCAGCGTCAGCGGGAGCAGAAAAATTAACGCCATCCCTAGAACCGCCAAAAGCCTCTTTCTCGTAACCCGTTTTCATTTACTTTGTCCCTGTAAATTTGCCGCCTTGAACAGCGGCACCCATACCACGGCACGACATATACTTGCCATCAGAAGCTGAGACATACGTACCCATAGCAGCCTTACGTTCTTTTTTCTTTCCCTTACCCTTCATGTACTTTTCTACTTCTTCTGGATAAGCTTCTTTTAGAATAGAGCTTTTCATAGGAGATGTACGATCCCGGTACTTTTTATCTCTTTCTTGATCCTCAAGAGTAGGACGAGGATCACTAACTGATCGATCCGTATTTATAAAAGTGTCCTCATAGACCAGTCTATCCGCATCTCTTTCAGCCTGCGCTTGCTTTAGAGCTTTTACTCCACCCTTTTCATACTTCATTCGGTTCATGTTATTCTCCAAAGTAGCGGAACCACCGTCTTGACGTTTTCTACCTTCATTTATAAGCTGTTTTGCCTCGCTAGTCGAGACGCCAATATCTTTTCCAAACTGCGCTGCTCTAGGTCGTCTCATGTCTCTAATCCTTTTCCGTGTTCAGCCATACCGCAAATGCACCTGTCATGGCCCCCGTGACTACACTCACCAGTGCCGACTGCTGTGTCGTCGGATCCGGCAGGAGCATAAACCATTCCACTACTCGCCATGCTGATATGGACATCATCAGCATCATAAAACGCGGTAATATCTTCCACGCTAGTATTCTTTCCATTGCTACGGTCACGATTCTTCCTCGCTTGATTTTCTGTTGTTCTGTTGTTCATATCCCACATATAGTACACTACTTCTTTCCGAAGAATTTAGTCGCGCTACGCACACCAAAAGAAGCGGCAACGATAACGCCCAAGGAATATTGATACCATTCAGGCATTGAATTGAGTTGGGCGAAGCCATTTGCGACAACCTCCTCCATACCGGGAATAAACGCCAAGATCAGTGGTATGCTAAACAAAATTACTAGCCACTCATCAGCCCACGAGTTGCTTTTACTTTTTGCCATCTCAAGATCCCAGTCGATCTCGCCCGTAGCTTTCTTCTGCATGACAACAGCTTCAGCCTGCGCCTTGGCAACCTTGGTTGCAGACACTGCCTTCTTCTCTTCGACCTTACCCTGTAGCCATGTACTAGCTAAAGAAGATATAGGACCTATCAACGCCGCTATCATTATGTTGTCTCTCCATACACGCACATAGCTTTATATCTATGTGGAACAGGTGCCATCTGCCTTATATCAGCCAGCATGTAAACCACTCTTATGTCACACTCTTCTTTAGTAGTATAAGGACCGTATGTATCCGTAAATTTGACGCACGAATTAGCGACGTTAAGTGCACACGCTAATACAACAGCCTCAAACATTACCGATCCTTACTTAATGCCGCCTGTGTGTTAATACGATAGATATTAACATCGTTACGATCACCCGCTATTTGCTCCTGCAATCCTTGGCGTTGCTGTGCCAGTTCATACTGTTGCTGTAGCTTGGCCTGATCAATCTGGAAGTCCATAGAGTCATTTTGCATCTTACGCTGTATTTCCTGCGTATCGTTCTGCAACTCCTGCTGACGGATCGCAACCAACGGATCCTCTTGCTGGGGTGGTTGTACCATAGGCATGATCTGCTTCATGATCTCTGTAACCTGCTGGGCAACAGCAGACTCAACTACTTCTGGCGCTACCTGCGGAACTTCTTGACCCATAGCTATCGACTGCTGTGCCGCATTCTCGAAGAACGCCATGATCTGATCACGTGCCAGCATAGATACGTGCTCCTGTACGTGAGCCTGCAACAACAAGAAACCCTGCGGGTTGGCAGAGGCAACAGGTGACGACAAGAACATAGAGTGCGCCATGATGTGTGACTCATGATCCTGCTGTGGAAACGCCTGCGGCGGCATACCTTTAACAGAGTTTGCGTTCTCTGTCGCTGGATCAATAGGTTGCGGCGGCTGTGGCACTGGCAGAATACCGTCGATGTTCTTCACATCCAACGCATCGTACATACGACGATAGGCTTCGTACATGTTATGCATCTGCGGTGCGGCTTGAGCCAACTGCAACTGTGTCTGTGCTAGCGACAAACGCTGTGACATAGAAAATATTGACGGGTCACTGGCAGGCAACACATCAACACGACCATCAAAGTCCTGCGCCATAATCTCAGCAGGCATGTTCTGCCCGACAAAGTATGGATACGGCATTGGATTGTCGCTGAATACCTGCGCCAGCAAACGGAACTCTTGCTTCTGGGCATAGTGCAAACGCTTGTGAATGCTTGATATGATCTTCGAGCCTTGCTCGATCAGTGCAACGGTTGTTCCGACTGGGGCTTGTGAGTTGACGTCGGCAATTTTTGCGTCTGCAACCTGTGCAAATCTCCGGCCTGAATCGACGATAACGCCCAGTAATTGAGCAAGTGTCCCAGAAGGTTCCTTGTATGGAAGGGGCATAAGAGCATTCCGAAGATCACCACCGGGAGCATCAATATCACGAAACTCGCCGGGACTAAGCGGTTCATCATCATTGCGAATACGAACGCCACGGGCTTTAAAACCAGCAGGGAGATTAGAGAGCGTCCCCGCATCGATGAGTTGTCTAAGAATCGAAGTCGCGGCACGAGACAAACCCCCTATTGTATGCAACAAACCAAAGCCATAAAAGCCAAAGCCGGGCAAAAACTTATAGTGAACGAAGTATTGGCGCTTTTTCTTTAGGGGATCCACTTCCCGATAATTACGCACAATCGATAGTACCTTTCCCGAAGCATCGTCCAGAGTGACGATGTAGGGAAGCTTAATACCAGTTGGCTCGCCTTGCGTATCCATATCCTCAAAACCATCAAGGTCGAGGTCAGTGTGGATTTCAAGTAAGGTATACACGTCATCCGAATACGATGGACGAACGCCTTGAAGCTCATCTTCAGTTTGTTTAATAGGTCTGTCATCTTCCTCATCCGATGCCTGTAGTTCAATGTCACGATAAACACCCGCAACCTGCATCTTGCGCAGCTCGTTCTCAGTCATGCGAACAACATGTGTCACACGCTCGGCAGTGCCCAAGTCAGATGCAGAATAAGGTACAATCAAATCATCAGCAGGAATGAACTTGGATACAGCACGATCCTTGCCTGCGTCCTGATATACTTTCTTAAATGTAGAACCTGTCAGCGGTAGGTAGAACAACATCTGATCCGTGTCAGGATCAAACTCTTCCATCACTTCCGTAACCTGATAGTTCATAAAATCTTTTACACGCTGGGCTTGATCTTCACGAGCCGCGTCAGGTGTGCCAGCTATGTTCGTCTTCACAGGTCCGCCAGCAGGTATCATCTCTTTGTATGCCTGCGCCTGAAACTGCGTAACAGCCTCACTAAGCAACGGATGGTGAACACCACTAGCACCCAAGAACGGAGCACTACGCTCCTCGTAGTTAACACCCAGTAGCTTCATACCACTCGATATGGCATCTTCCCAATCAGACCGAGACTCACGATCATCGTCAACCTTGTCACGAAGGTCCGAGGACAAAGAACCAAGTTCGGAATCATCAAGAACCTCGGCTAAATTAGCACTGTGATCGTACATCTCAGTTTGGATCTCGAACCCCTGTTCTTCACCCACAAGTTCTATGCCATCAGGTAGTTGATCCTCGGCAGGTAACTCTACTTGTATTTCTTCAGGCATCATGTTCGCTGGTCCGCCAGCGCCCATTGCCATGTCAACCATCTGTGGTGGTAGTGCCATTAAAAGGCTCCTTGTTTATCTTTTACGAATATAACTTAAATACGTTACCAATGCCAGACCGTAGGTCAACCTTGCCGCCAGCGGCCTTCTTTACAGGGGTATTGTCACTAATAACCCGAAGCTGTGGACGTTTCGGCTGCGGTATGCCAGCACCAGATATGCCAGCCTGATCCTTACCTACATAACTAGATATCGCCTGAAACACCTCGTCAGGCGTCATGTCGTCAGTTACCCCAGCCAAACGCTCTAACTCAGCCTGACTAGCCGCCGCATCAGCACGCCGTGTTACAGACTCAGCCTTTTTCAACTGCTGTTCCAATGCCGCACGGTTGGCCTGCCCCGCACGCCGAGCATCCAACGCCGCATCAAAACCAAAATCCTCGTTTATACCCTTAGATAAATCAGACAAAATGTCTTCTGTGTTAAACAAGTCAGCGTTAAACGTCCTGTTGTAATTGTCCGTAGTTACCCGAACAGCATCTATCAACGCATCAGCACGGCTCATACCCTGATCAATAGCACCCTCGAACTCGTCAATCACATTGTCAGTGAAATCTTTAGATGTGTACGGCGCATCCTCGCCCATCTGACGACCTACCATCTCAAACGTAGAATCTAACTTCTTCGCCGCCGCTACGTCAAAAGCATCAGTTACCCCCTGAAGCTCCATCTGCAAAGTCTTGGCGTCGCTAAGTTCCGAGGTTCGAGCTTCGTCAGCCTGCTTCTGTAGCTTTGTGTACTTGTCAGACTTGCCACCTACAACCTCGCCCACCTCGACATTAACCGTAGGAGACTTGTCCGCCATCAGTTGAGCCATACGAGGTAAATCCTGCATCCCCGCAGCTTCGTTAATGGCTTTAACTTCAGCGTCATCGAGAACACGAGTGACACGCATCTGCCCAGAAATAATCCAGTTACCGTCTCGAGCCTGCCCCTGTTGATACTTGTAGCTACCACCCATAGGTAACTCATCCGTAATCTGAGCCTCGGCGCGATTAATCTGTCCCTTACGAGGACCTGACTTAACAATCGATGCTCGTGAGTCCGCAACACTTTGCAAGTCCACATCATCTGGAACTTCGACTTCAGCCCAAACCTGATTACGCCCACGAGTCTTCATCTTCTGACCCATAACTATTTCTTCCGGGCCAATGTGCGAGGCAACCGGAAACTCACCCGAATGCCAGCCCGGACGAAGAGCCACAGCTTTTATTGTCTTCGCCTTAGAACCTTGAGGCAAGTACCCCTGTTCTATAAGCATGTCTCGCGTAGCCTGATCCGGAATAGCTATGCTGTCACCCGTCCCTGCTGATCCATCCCACTTCTTAGATGGCACATACTGCTTGCCGTTAGGCGCAGTAAAATTAAATGGTATCGTCGCTGTTTGCCACTCATTAATCTTAACCGGAGTCTTTGCATCCACAAACAAAGGATATAAGGTCCCAGTTTCGGGGTCCTGCTCGAAAAGTTTATAAGCCTTGCGAGTCTTGATAATCTCTCTAGCCTGC